AAATAACCATCACTTGTTCTCCCCTTAACTATGGAGTTTAACTGGTGGGATAGTAGGTCCAATATGTGCTTTCTCTCCCCCAGAGGAAAACACTTGGCAACTACTTCATGACTCCATCTAAGCACTTCTTGGTAAATCGAAGCATCCAACTTCTCCACATCCAGGTCAATGAAGACCGGATCAAGAAATGAATTCCAATTTTCCTCAGTTAAAGTAGCCAACTGGGCGTAATTAAGCCCCTTGGCAACAACAGTGTACCCAAACATCAAATTGATGGCACCGTATATTTTCTCTTCAACAGCTCTAATGTAGACTCCAGTTAATAAAAGGTATATATACCCCGCTGGCGATATTACTCGGGGAAACCTACCAGGTTTGAGCGCCCTCAAGTCCTTCTCGAATTTTATAAAAGCTCGGATATGGGCATCCGATGGGACAAAACCCCTCAATTTATATTTCTCCCAGGCGTCGATATACGACTGTTTCTTCAGGCCGCTGTACTTTCCAATGAAATCTTCAAAGGCAACAGAGGCGGAATCCGCAGTTAAATTTTCGCACAAGGCAATAAATGACTCTTTCACTAAATTCGTGAAGACCCCCTGGTCGGGAATCAATGATTCGGTATCAACATACAAGTCGCCTCCCTCTCTTAGGGCTTTGTCTAAAGCAACCCACTCATCGGCGTCTTTGGGAGGTTTACCAACTGTCGCTAACCAGTTATAGTAAAACTCTCCCGACACCTTACGTGTAAGAACTCTCTTCACGATCGCACATGAAAAGTTATGTAATGTCGATACAAATGCTAGAACGCAATCCGAAGCGAATCCTTCGAATGCTATTATTCTTCTAGCCTTTTTCGGGGCACCCGATCTCCGTGTATGAAGTTTCGAATGAGTAGGATAACTTAATAAACACTCATTCGCATACACGGCGACTGGGCACCCCTACTGGGACGTTGGCGGGGCGACCGGGGCCCTTGCCCCAAATCGCCACCATCTCTGCCAACCATGGTCAACCCTAACAGCAGTCGCTTCCAATCGCAATCTATGCATTGCATAAGAATTCATTGCCTCCGCTTCCTCAATATCCCTCCTCAAAGGAGTGAAAAATTTTCTAACGATGGTACGCAATATCAAATCCCTATCATGTAACCTTAAACCATCTTGCTTCATTAATTGAACAGCATGATGGTGGATACAAGCCTTATTGGTTGCATTTAACTCTGTCAAATCCCATACAAACTTCTCCCTCAACTTTCGTAAAAGGTAAGATGTATAGGCCCCGTGTTGTCTGGTCCTAATTCTTCGAACCTGTTGATCCTCCTCAATGTCGTCTTCATAATACACGACTTCCATCCTTTGTTCAGCTGAAATATTCATGACACTAAATTCAGCTTGAATGTCGAGAGAGGGAATCTCACCATCGACAGTTATGAACTCAACTCCCTTTCCCCACATCTTGAGAAAAGTCTCTACTGATACAACTGATTTCTTTGTTGTGCGAGACCTCTCTGTGAGATCAGAGAGAGTTAATGGGTCCTGATCGCCTTCTTCCAAGGCCAAACTGTCCAAACACACCGCCATGTTTGCTTTCTTGGGGATAACACGGATATCATTACCAAACCATCGACCAAATAAAGTGGTGAACGTCTTTGGTTGGATGATATCACCAACAGTCTCTTGAAGGGAGACTGGCCCTTGAACCACCTGAGGGGTGGTCGGTGCAAATTTGTTCGTTGTGACACGCGTAACAAATTTATGAGACACAATGGTCTCCATCTCAGTCGTAGAAGTGACCTTATTGCCAAAGAGTTGGTTGCTCCCGGCGATAAACGGATTGAGATCTATGATTTTATCAACCATAGTGCTAGAAAATCAATTGACGGTAATT